TAAGGCTAGATTTAGAAAACATATAAAAAAGGGTCCCATGTCTGCTGCTTATTGGGCTGACAAAGTGAAATGGTAAGCTAATATGTGAACAAACTTACCTTGCGGGTATGACAGAAGAAACAAACCAAGAGGCTGCGCCAACTGGTAACACCTCAGAAGAGCTAACAGCTTTACTTTCAAAAATACAAAATCTTGAAGGTCGCGTTCAATCAATGGACACAAAAAATAAACAATTATTAGACGAAAAGAAAAAGTACCAGCAGCTAGAGCAAACGCTATCTACAATGCCCGATGGTACAGACGTACAAAAACTACTAGAGTTTAAACAAAAGGCTGAACAAGCGGAACTGGAGGCTAAAGGAAAGTATTCTGAAGCGCTACAGGCTAGAGATACACAATTTAGAGAAGCATCTGCAACAAAAGATGACAAAATAAAACATCTCGAATCTAAGATTAAAGAACTTGAATTAATTACTCCTACAGTTTCTGCTTTAGCTGATATTGTTCACGACCCGGAGATGGTTTTAAAAACTAAAATTAGTCCAGATCAAATAAAAAGAAGAGAAGACGGCACAGTTGTAGTTGTTGATGGATATGAAGAAACCCCAGTTGCACAGTGGGCTGAGACATTACCTGATTGGATGAAGAAGACAGACCAAGCTAGAGGGTCAGGCGCTCCAGTTGGCAGGAAATCAACAAATACATTACCAATAGGAATGGAAAAAAACCCATTTGAAAATGGTGGAAATCTTACAGAACAAACAAGATTATGGCAAGTTGATAGAGCTTTATACGAAAGATTAAGAGACCAAGCAAAGAAATAGTTGTTAATTTCGGTGTTTTCTGGTTATTATGAACTGTAACTAGACTAGGCTGCGCCAAAGTCTGTAGGGCTGCGCCCGCAATATCGTACACTTTATCCAAAGATTTTCAATGGCTACTCTCCGTAGTGATGTGATCATCCCAGAGGTGTTTACGCCGTATGTCATAGAACAAACCACAGCAAGAGATAGTTTCTTAGCGAGTGGTGTTGTTCAACCTATGGCTGAATTAAACGCTACTGAGGGCGGTGATCTAATAAATGTACCTTTTTTCTCTGCAAACTTAAGTGGAGATTTTGAGGTTCTATCTGATTCAAGTTCATTAACACCCGGTAAGATTACAACTGGCAAACAAGTTGGTGTAATTTTACACAGAGGTCGTGCTTTTGAATCTAGAGATTTAGCTGCACTTGCAGCGGGTTCTGACCCAATGGGAGCAATCGGTCAAAAGATCGGTGCTTACATAGCTAACCAAAGACAGAAAGATTTACTTGCTTGTTTATCTGGTATTTTTGGTTCTGTTAACTCAACAGATTCAAACGCTGCATTTTTTGGACTAACTATTGATGGTGGCTCTGGCGATACACCAACAGTTTTAGCACCAAGACACGTTGCAAAAGCTAAGTCTATCCTTGGAGATCAAGGCGACAAACTAGCGGCTGTTTGTATGCATTCAGCTGTGTACTACGATCTCGTAGAGAGAAAATTAGTAGATTACGTTTTAGCCTCTGATGGTAACGGCGGTTCTGCTACTGCATCAGGTGGTACTATTGCCCCTGCATATGGTGGAAACGGAACTGTACCTACATATTGCGGATTGCGTGTAATCGTTTCAGACGATGTTGCTACAACAGGTTCTGGATCTTCTAAAGAGTATTCAACATATTTCTTTACTGCTGGTGCTGTAGCTAGTGGCGAGCAAGCTGGATTAACAACAGAGACAGACAGAGACATTCTGGCTAAATCTGATGCTATGTCTATTGACTTGCATTACTGCTACCACCCGGTTGGATCTAAGTGGGCTGTTACAACAACAAACCCAACTCAGGCACAACTTGAAACTGTAAGCAACTGGTCGAAAGTTTACGAGACAAAAAACCTAGGGATTGTTAGGGCAACTAACGTTTCTACAATGGATTAGAGGTAAATTATTATGCCAAGTTTATTTGAAGCTGCTGCAGGCTCTGCTTTAGGAGTTGTAACAGCACAAACAGGTTCTGTGACTCAAGCAACCAATAAAGGTACTGCTGTGACATTAAATAATGTCGCTGGGGCGATCACTATGAACAATGCTGCATTAGCTGCCGCTGCTGAAGTTACTTTCACTGTCACTAACTCAAAAGTTAGTTCAGGGGATGTAATTCAAGTGAATCATGGTTCTGCTGGTACAGCTGGAACTTATGTTGTCCAAGCTAATACTATTGCTGATGGGTCTTTTAAGATTTCTGTTGGTAATGTATCTGGCTCTTCAGCTAGTGAGGCTATCGTCTTGAACTATATGGTTTTCAAGGCTGGTTAATGGGAATATTTGCGTTCAAACGTAAGCGAGAACAGGAGGCTACTTTTGTGGCCTCGGTTCTTCCTAAAAAAACAAAACCTAAGTCTAAACAACTTGATCTAAATGGCGATAACAATAGTAGCAACAGTAGGAAGCGCAACAGCAAATAGCTATCTGACATTAGCTGCAGCAAACTCTTTAATTGAAGGTCTTGTATTAGGCACTGATGCCGCGGCGTGGGATAGTGCTACTGACGACAACAAAAACAGAGCTTTAGTTAGCGCTACAAAACGTATTGACCGGGAAAGATTTCTTGGCGCAAGAGCAACAGATACACAAGCATTACAATGGCCTAGACAGGGAGTTAGAAAACCAGATACATTTACAAGTACTTATGCAACTGGACATCCTTACCGAATAACGACAGATTATTATACTGACACCGAAGTACCACCAGAAGTTCAAGAGGCACAAGTAGAACTAGCTGTATATCTTAATAACAACAAAGATGGATTGTCATTATCTGGTTTAGAAGATTATAAGAGAGTAGGTGTAGGCGGCGTTGCTGTTGAACCTGATAAATATGGCGCTGTTGGCGCTGATAGAGTACCGCCAATGTTCGAGCGGTACTTCACTGGTCTACGAATCAGTGGACCCGGTAACGTATCAATCAAAAGGAGTTAATTTATGGATTACAAGTATCCAGCTGCCATTATCATCACAAACACAGATGCCCACACTGGAAGGTTTGGCAAAATACATTGCCTTGCTGCCGCAGAGGTAACTTTAGTATCTGAAGTAATCACAGAAAATGGTTCTTCTACTGTCAATGGCATTACTATGGGTGTTGCGTCTGAAATCGAAGGTGTAATTACAAGTATCACTCTTGCTAGTGGTCAAGTTATCGCTTATAGACTCTAATGGCCTCTTTCGCTGCTGCACTAAAAAAGGTAGTTGATAAGGTTACTGAGATACCCGGAGTTGGTGCTGCTGTAACTGTAAGAAGAGTAACGCCCGGTAGCTACAATGATTCTACTGGGGTTATTACTGAAAGTACTGCAGATACAGTAACAAAAGGTGTTTTAGAAGACGTAAACGACAGAGAGGTTAACGATTTAGTGCAGGCTGGCGACTTGAAATGTACTGTTGCCGCTAATACTTTGGCTTATACACCCACAACTAAAGACAGAGTGGTAATTAGTAGCGTTGTTCACCAAATAATAAGAATCAGAACATATAGAAGTGGCGAGGTAGTTTTATCTTTTGAGTTTTATTTAAGAAAATGATGATAATACCACCAGAAAGAATAGGCGGTCACATGGAGTTTCAGATAAACCAACTTCTCAGGGCTGTTGTATTGGAAAGTGATGCGAGAGCAAAATTAGGTAGCCCGGTAGATACTGGTAGATTTCGGTCTGATTGGCAAATTGGAGAAAATGCACCAGACGGCAAAGCAAATATTGATGGACCTTTTGAAAAAGGGATAACACCACCAAAAGGCTCTAATTATGCTGCTGGCTTTGCAGAAAAGATTGGCAATGTTTATCATATCCACAACAATTTACCTTATGCAGAGGCGCTATCAGGTACAGGTCAGGGCATACCAAGATCATGGAAGGCGGCGGGAAGAACTGGAAGCGACCAACAATCTGGACCTTGGGTAGATGTTATTTCAAAAGAGTTAGAAGGGTGGGCGCAACAAGAATATCAAAAGATACTTAGGAGGACATAATGGCTGCAATAGACTTAAACACAGTAAGAGGAGTTGTAGAAGGTAGGCTAAATACAGAATTAGCATCTAGCCCCGCCATCCCGGTTATTTTTTATAACCAAAGTTATACGCCAACACCAAGTAGTAGCTGGGTTCAAATGTTATTAGCTTTTGGAGAGGGAGAGTATTTAAGTTTGGGTGGTACGAGTGATTCTGATAACAAAGTTGTTGGCGCTGTTACAATCAATATATTTACTGGACAAAGCATAGGTGCAGGGGGTAATTATGTGATTGGGAAGCGTATTCGCGATTTGTATAATAGACAAGTCGTTTCAGGTGTTGTCTTTGACCCAGTTATTGGACCCGCACCTGTTACAAACCCTGAACCTGAAGGGTTTTTTCAAACACAAATTAGAATGACCTTTGAAGCCTATGAGGAATTATGACTGAAATTACTGAAGAAATGCTTGACGCTATCGAAGCAGTCAAGGGCAAACGAAACCCAGCACTCTGGGACCCACGTTGTAAGCAGTACATGGCGAAACAACAATCAAAGAAAACTTCTACTACTGTTAATCCTAGTTCTTAGGGTTAATATGTAGACAATTAACCTAAATTTAAATCATGGCATTTTATCGTGGTGAAGAGGGATCAGTTAACTTTAAAAACAGCTCTGGCACTACAGAGGCTGTTGTTAGTACAAGAAACTGGTCACTCACTGTAAACAAAGAACTTTTAGAGTGTACCGATCATGGCGACACCTCTAGAGCTTATGTTGGTGGATTAATCTCTGCTACTGGTAGCGTAGAACTTCTCTATACTGCTGCATCAAGCAACGAAACAGAAACTTTTGTAGAAGATTGTCTTGTCGCTGAAGATGCTGGAGACGCACAATTCGAGTTATTTCTCGATACGTCAGGATCTAAAAAACTTTCTTTCTCAGGAGTTGTTACAAGCACTGACTTTAGCGCTTCTGTTGGAGATTTAGAAACCATTACAGTATCATTTACCTCGAATGGTGCTATTACTTCTGCTGTTTAATTTATGACACCAAATCCTCGCACTGTTGATTTACTAACAACCGCTTTTGACGTTAGAGAAAGACGTAAGTTTGAACTAAAAGACGAAGCTGGTAACAAAGTAGTCGACTTATATTTCAGACCACTAACTAGGTCTGACAGAATCGCAGCAAACGCGGCTACAAATAGTGCAGATGCACTTGCAATTAGTACGCGTGTGTTGTGCCAACTTGCTGAATTGGAAGATGGTACAAAGGCTTTTGCTTTAGCTGATGCACCAAAACTACAACGCGAACTACCAGAAAGAATTCTTAACGAACTTGAATTATTTTTGTTCGGTATGGAAAATCAACCTGAGTTAGGCGAAGCAAAAAACGACTAGAGCAAGATAGTTGGCTTAATTTTGAGTTTTTCTTATCTTGCGAACTAGGCATGACAGTTGGCGAACTTAGAACAAGATTAACTGACCAAGAATTTATTTTCTACGCAGCTTATTTTGAACTAAAGGCAGAAAGAGAAAAACGACACATTGAAGAATCAAAGTCGCGATCTCGGTAACTAATCAGGTAAATTTGTGGCTATTTCAAATATTGACCTGAGAGTTAATTCACAACAAGCAGTTCGTGGATTACGTCAGGCTCAAGGAGCATCAAACCAATTAACAAAATCGGTTGGCGGTTTACGTCAGGCGTTTGGATTTTTAACCGGGGGTTTACTGGTAGCTGGTGGTGTTAGAAATTTTTTCAAAGGTTTTAATGAAGCAGAGCAAGCAAGGACAGCGGTAAAAACTTTAGGAGTTGATGTAGACGTACTTTCAAATAATCTTTTACATTTAAGCAATAGTTTAGAAGGCGCATATTCCCAAACAGAATTATTAGCAGCTAGTTATGACGTAGCTTCAGCGGGTTTTACAGACGCAGCAGAGGCTTCACAAGTACTTGAGGCTTCAGCTTTAGGTGCTGTTGGTGGAATGTCAGAGCTTGGTACTGTTTCTGATGCTGTTACAAGTGTCTTGAACGCTTTCGGCTTGGAATCAGACAAGGCAGCAAAAATAGTAGATGGATTTATACAAACACAAAATGACGGTAAAATTATTGTTGACCAATACGCAAGGCAGATAGGTAGAATCGCACCTACAGCTTCAGCGGCGGGTATAAGTATTGATGAATTAAACGCTGCTATAGCTACAATTACAGCGCAAGGTGTGCCAGTAGAACAGACATTTACAGGATTAAATCAAGCAATCGTATCAATATTAAAACCTACTGGGGAAGCAGAAAAAATTGCTAAAAAACTAGGAATTTCATTTAATGCAGCTGCTTTAGAATCGAAAGGTTTTGAGGGAATTTTGGCAGAAATAGCAAAAAGTGGTGCGACAACGGAACAATTAGCAAAACTGTTTGGAAGTGTAGAGGCTATGAAGGCTGTATTCCCGCTTATTAATGATGATCTTGTTAAATTTAATCAAAATTTATTAAATCAGGCAGACGCTGCTGGGGTGGCTCTTAAAGCAACTGAAGAGTTTCAAAGTACTTTGTCTCAACAATTTAGTAACCTTGTCAATCAAATCGGTAACTTGGTACGAGTACTGGATAAGGCTTTGGGACCTTCTTTGAAAGGTATTCTCGATACGGTAAATGATTTGGTTAGCAGATTTGCAGAAGCCATAGCTTTAATGAATGATCTAGTCGTAGGGGAGGCGTCCAGACAACTTGCAAAAGGTGGTGCGGCATTAACTCTTGGAGGTACTTTTGAAGCTGTAGACAGATTCAAAGCGGGTTTAGGTGGCATACAACCAGAAGGAGTACAAGATGTAGCAACTTTAAATCGAATGATGAAAGTTGTAACTGGGATAAGTAATCAGACAAT